TAGAAAAACAAAGAGATTTCATTTTAGAAAATCCTGATGTTTCTATTGTCGGAACTCAAATAATGCCTGTAGACCATGAGTATTTTGAACCAATACGCAATTCTTTTATTGAAAGGCCAAAAGCAGATAAAGAAATTAAAGAATGGCTTTTTAGCTCCAAAAACCCAATTGCTCATCCATCTGTTGTATATAGTAAAAAAATCTTGTTAAGAACAGGTGGATATGATGATCTATTTCCAATAGCAGAAGATTATGCATTGTGGCTTAAGGCAGCAAAGTGGTACAAGTTTGCTAATTTAAATGATATTTGTATTGATTATACAATTAAACATAATCCTAACTATACTCCAAAAGTACCGCAAGTGGCGAGTCAGTTGTATAAAATATTATATAAACAAATAGGTGAAACTCTATCGTAATTAGCATCAAAAAAACAATGAAGAATAATATTAAGTTAAATCTTGAATTATACTTTTATTAAGTGAAGAATATTATAAAAACGGAGAAAAAATAAATGTTATTTGAATCAGAATTACACGATGCATCAAAGTTCGTAGTTGAAGTTTTATATCCACTTATAAAATCTCAGCCATATCCAATTAATGAACAGATTTTAATGACCTGTGTTGCAAAAACAAGAGACATAGACTATATTTTTGAATATGGAACACACTTTGGTGTTTCTGCCAGAATATGGTATGAAATAAAAAAATACTTTAATTTAAAGTATAATATACACACTATAGATTTACCATATAACGAAGAGCATATTGAACATCCAAAAAATAACGTTGGTGTCTTTATAAGAAATATATCTGAAATTCAACAGCATTTTGGAAATGGTGTTGAAGTTTCTTTGGAATTAGCAAAAAAGTTCAAAGCAAAAAACCCACTGTTTTTTGTAGATGGGGATCATGAATATGAATCAGTCTATCTAGAATTAGATAGAATATATTCAGAATTTCCAAGTTCTCATGTGCTGGCACATGATACATTTATGCAAAGAGAAGAAAAAAAGTATAATACCGGCCCAGGTAGAGCAGTAAAGGCAATTATAAAAAAATATAATTTAGAAGAAGTGCAATTAAATATTGGCACTCCTGGTATGACTTATCTGTACAAGGAATAATAATTTTTAATTTAAATGATATTTGTATTGATTATACAACTAAATATAATCCTAACTATAATCCAAAAGTGTCGCGAATCAGTTATATAAAATATTATACAAACAAATAGGTGAAAAATGATGTTATTTAAACAAACATGGTGGGACAACAACGTAAAGGAAAAGTTTGATGAGTTTAAGTCATGGATTGGAGATTTCAATGCTGAATCTAAGGTTCATGTGAGAGCATATGTTGCATCTAAAGGATATAAATCTTTAATAGATTGTGGGTGTGGACCAGCAACAGAACATGATGGATACAAAAATGATGGATATGGTATAGATTATGTTGGCGTTGATTCATCAAAAGTATTACATGATTTCATTGTAAACAGAGGTGTGCCAGCCGTTCATGCACCAGTCGAACAAATACCTGTTGAAGATAGTTCCTTTGATGTTTGTTTTTCAAGACATGTGTTAGAACATTTGCCAACTTATATGTTTGCGTTGAATGAGTTTGTTAGAATTGCCAAAAAAGAAGTAATTAATGTATTTTTCATTATTCCAACAGAAGAAAAAGAACAAATAAATTACGATGGAAAGGAAAATCTCTATCACAATAGATATAATAAAAAGGATATAGAAAATCTTTTGAATGAAAATCAAAAAGTAGATAATTTTTATTGGGAACAAATTAACAAACAAGAAACTATTTTGCATGTATTTGTGAAAGAAAGCAAATGAATGTAGGGTTATTAACAATAGCAACAGGAAAATATATTAAGTTCATTTCTCCTTTGTGGGAATCTGCGAAAAAGCATTTTTTAACAAATCACAATGTAACAATGTTTGTTTTTACTGATTCTTTAGACTTCATCCCGGGAAAAAATCAAGTAAAAATATTTCAAAAACATATTCCATGGCCTGGTCCAACTTTGTTTAGATATAACATATTTGATTTAAATAAGGACAAGTTTTCTGAAATGGATTATTTGTTTTATTGTGATGCAGACATGCTTTTTGTTGATTCTGTTGGTGATGAAGTTTTAGGTGAACTTGTAGCGACGGAACATCCAGGATTTTTTGATAAACAAAGAAATTATTTTTCATATGAAACCAATTCAAAATCAAAAGCTTTTGTAAAACCAGAAGAAGGAAAAAAATATTTTGCCGGAGGGTTTAATGGAGGAACAAAGGCATCATACTTGAAGATGGCGAAAGTTTTATCCGATCGCATTCTAGAAGATAAGAAAAATGGAATAATAGCGGTTTGGCATGATGAATCACACATGAATCGATATTTTATAGACAATGAACCAACAGTTGTTTTAGATCCATCATATTGTTATCCAGAATCTTGGGAAATACCTTTTAGTAAAAAACTGCTTGCATTAGATAAGAATCATGAAGAAATGAGAAAGTAAATGAATATTATTTTTCCAATAGCCGGAAAAGGATCTAGGTTTAAAGAAAAATCATATTTGAGCGAAAAGGCTTTTATTAATTTTCGCGGATATCCAATACTATATTGGATATTAAATAATTTATCTTTAGGAAAAAAAGATAAAGTATATTTTGTATATAATACAGAAAGATATCAAAAAGACTTATTTGATAATTTGATGAAAAAATACTTCAACAAAGTTGAATATGATACATTTCCTATATTAAAAGAAACAAATGGAGCGGCAGAAACAGTTTATAATTTCATAAATGCCTCACAAGCATTAAAAGAAAAAGAGCCGTTTCTGCTTCTTGATTGTGATAATTTCTATACAGAAAATATTCTAAAAAAAATAAGAAACTGCAAGAAAAGCTGTATATTTTATACGGAAGTAGAAAAGCATAATAATGAGTTTAGTTTTATTTTATTAAATAAATTAAACAATGTCGTTAATATAAAAGAAAAAATAGGCATTAGCAATAATGTTTGTACAGGAGCCTATTATTTTGATTCAGTAAAAACATTTAAAAATGGATATAATTCTATAGATAAAAGCATTGATAAAGAGATTTATATATCAAGTGTTTATGAAGAATTATTAAAGAAATCAATACATGTTGCAACCAGGAAAGTTGATATTAAAAATTATCATTGCCTAGGAACACCAGGACAAATGATTGTTAAATCTTATGATAAACAATTTGTTGATAGTGAAAAAAAAGTCTTTTGTTTTGATTTAGATGGGACACTTGTTAATTTTCCTGATAAAATTGGTGATTACTCAACATGCAAGCCTATTGTAAAAAACATAGACTTCTTAAAATTGTTAAAAGAACAAGGGCATAAGATTGTAATACAAACAGCGAGAAAAATGAAGACCGCAAATAACAATATTGCAATAGCTACAAGTTTGGCAAAAGATGAAGTTGAAAACACGTTGAAAAAGTATGATATCCCATATGATGAATTATTTTATGGAAAGCCGTATGCTGATTTTTATATAGATGATCTGGCAATAAATGCATACTCAGATTTAGAAAAAGAAACTGGTTTTTATTTTGAAAAAATAATTGGTAGAACAGAAAACAAAATTGAGTTTATTGATAATTTTTGTATAAAAAACACATCAAACCAAGGAGAGGTTTTTTATTATAAAAATATGCCAAATGAAATAAAACATATGTTTCCTACTGTTTATAAAATCAATAAAAATAATTTATATTTTGAAAAAATAAATGGTGCAACTTTTTCATTTTTATATAACAACGATCTTTTAAAGCTGTCAACATTTGTTCAATTATTAGAAATGATTGAACAGTTGCATAAAACCAAAAATAAACAAAATATAAATTGCAATACAAAAGAAATATATTCTGAAAAACTTAAAGATAGAGTTAAAATAAATTATAAGTTTTTAAAAAGCGAAAATGTATTTGATAAGAAATATAACAATTTAATTAAAACATTAGAAGCGTATGAAGAATCTATAAAAAATTATTGTATAATTCATGGAGACCCTGTATTTACAAATGTTTTTTTGTGCGATAACAACAACATTAAATTAATTGATCCTAGAGGGAAAATAGGAAACATAAATACATTATATGGCGATTGTTTTTATGATTACGCAAAAATATATCAATCTATAATTGGATATGATATGATTGTTTATAATAAAAAATTACATCTTTCTACTGAAAAAATAAAAATCTTGAATTATTTTGAAAGTTATTTCAAAGAAAAATACAATAAAGAAAACTTTGATATATTAAAAAACATAACAAAATGTCTTCTTCTGTCATTGATTCCATTGCACAACAAAGAGGCACACAAAAAACAATTTATAGAATTATATAAACAACTATGAAAAATATATGGGAATATAAAAACAAAAATCCTTTTTCAGAAGAAACACCCGCATGGTGTGAAAATGAAATGATACAATATATTTTTGACAGAATACAAGAAAAATATATTATAGAAAAAAAATGTATTGACTTTGGAGCCAACAATGGAAGGTTTTTATCAAACACATTTCCACTGATAAAATCAGGATGGAAAAGTATTCAAATTGAATCCAATAGTGAAATATTTAATTCATTAGTTGAAAATTATAAACATAATGAAAATGTCATTTGTTTAAACAAAGAAGTTTCTGCTAATGAAAACTCAAAAGATGCATTGGATAATATAATAGACGAATACTGGAAAGATTCACAAATTGATTTTATATCAATTGATGTGGATGGTTGTGATTTTTCTATATTTAAAACAATAAAAAAATATTTTCCAAAGTTGTTAATAATTGAAAACAATTCTCATTTAGCTTCTTATAGAAATGAAGGCATAACAACAATAACAAATTATGCAAATACAGTTGGATATGAATTGTTGGGATATACAGGCAATTTAATTTTAATTAAAAAAGAATATCTAGAGATTCTAGACTTAGAAACAGTATCGCCAGAAATTGCGTATAAATTGTTTTTGGAAAACAGTACCGACGAAGGTCGGGCACATCAAACAAGAATTGTTGATATAAATAATTTTTTCAAACAATGAGGAAAAAATGAAAAAACGTTTAGCGTTATGTTATTCGGGACAACCAAGGTATATAAAAGAAAATATTCATAATCATTGGGAACATATATTGGAACCAAATATTAATGATTATGAAATCGATATGTTCTGTCATTTTTGGTATAAGGACAACATTAGTGGATTTTATGATCATCAACAGTTCAAAGGAAAACAAGATGGAGATGAAAAGGATTTCTTTTTGAGTTTGCCATATGTTAAAAAATATGTTTTTGAAGAACAAAAACAGTTTGATGTAAATGATCTAAGGCCAGATAACAGATGGCCTCATCCAGTATTTAATACTGTATCCATGTATTATAGCCTTGAAAAATCAAACGATTTAAAATCTGAATATGAAAAAGAAAACAATTTTGAATATGATTGTTGCGTTCGTATTAGAAGTGATTTGATATTTCAAAAAAATATAAAGTTTAATGAATATGATATGAATGTTTTAAACATAGAACAAGGAAATCCAAATGTAAAATACTCAATGAGTGATTTTTTTGCATTTGGCAATTCTGATATAATGAATAAGTTTTCAAAAACATACTCAAAAATTTATGATTATTCTAAAGAAGGATGTTCAATGTCATCTGACATCTTGTTAGGATATGGGTTATATGAAGATCAAAATAGAATTGTGAAAATACAATTTCAACAATTTGGCGGATTTCAATTATATAACAGATTTTAATTTATGAAAAAAATATTAATATTTGGTGGGACAGGCATGTTGGGAAGTATGCTTTCTTCATATCTGCATAAATGTGGGCATGACATTACAATAACAGCAAGAAATAAAATTGAAACAAGTTATAAATTAATAATTTTTGATGCTGAAAAGGATCACATTCCTAATGAAATAAAGCATTATGACTGGATTATAAATTGTATTGGTGTCATAAAACAAAAAAATAACACACAACCAAAAGAATATTATACAGTTAATTCTGTATTTCCATGGAAGTTGTCTTTGGCGGCAAATATGAACAATGTAAAAATGATACATGTATCTAGCGACTGCGTTTTTGATGGAACTTTAGAGCAGGAATTGTTTTATAGTGCATATCATGAGCCAAATGCAAAAGATGATTATGGATATTCAAAAGCCCTAGGCGAAGCAAGTAATTGTATTGTTCTTAGAACTAGTATAATAGGTCCATTAAAAAACAATTATAATGGTTTGTTTGAGTGGTTTAGGAACACAAAAGATGTTCGCGTCGGAGGGTATCCAAATCATTTATGGACCGGAGTAACAACATTGGAATTATCTAAAATTATATCTAAAATAATAGAAAAAAACAAATACTATTCAGAAGAATATGATAAACAACAAAATGTATTTCAAGTATCATTAGAAAAACAAATATCAAAATATGATTTATTAAATAAAATAAACTATATTTTTTCTATTAAAAAAGAAATATATGAAAATAAAGATGTTCAACCAATAAACAGAAGTTTAAAAAGTAATTTAAATTGTTTGTGTGATGTTGTTGAAAATGATATAGATACTCAATTAATTGAATTAATGGAATGGGAGAAAAAATGGCAAAATTGAAGATATATTCGATTCATTACAATAGACCAGAGTTTATTGTTTGGCAAAATGATAGTTTTAAATCTTTCTTAAAGTGCAAAGATGGATTTGAGCTTGTTATAGTAAATAATGCGAGAGATACAGGGCTTAGACAAAGCATAAACAATGTATGTCAAGAACAAAACTTGCAAGTAATTGAAACAACATCTGATGCACCTGCACATTTGCCAGGAAAACATCATGCAGATAGCTTAAATTACGTTTGGAAAAACAACATCTGCAAAGATGATTTTGCCATGTTTTGTGATGGTGATCTTTTTATGGTAAAAGATTTTAATGTTGATGATTTTATGGAAGACAATGTTCTTGCAGGCTCATATCAACATAGAGAAAAAATATATCAATATTTAACTCCAATTGTCATAATATTAAAACCAGCGCAGATGCCAGATTGTCAAACAATTGATTGGGAAGGCATAGGTGTCAACGGAGTTCGTCTAGATACAGGAGGCGGATTGTATAACTACTTTGTCAATCATCCAGAGGTGAAACACAAAACAAAAAGAATATTAAATACCTGGCACATTAAAGCAGAAAACAACAATTTGCATGTAATTCCAGAAGAATTAAAAGATTTATATGATGATTCATACAATATAGAGTTTTTTGGAAACGAGTTTTTGCATTATTGCAGAAGCAGCAATTGGGATAGCCAAACAGATCAGCACCATTTAAATAAATCTAATTTTGTTAATGCTTTTGTATATGGGTGCATAAACAAATCAATTAAAGCAACAGAGCATAATTGCCAAATTATAAATGATACATATTTTGGGTGGCTATTATGAATATATTAGATGAAACAACATTAATCATAAGCCCTCATCCAGATGATGAAGTATTGGGTTGTGGTGGAATAATTTCTTCAATTAAAGACAAAGGGAAATTACATATTTTATATATTACAAACTTTCATCCTTTGTTTGCCAAAGAAGAATACAACAAGGAAAGACTGAATCTTATATCTTATCTAGGTTGTAATGAAGATGTTTTAATTCAAACGGAATCTCTGACAAATAAATTGGATACATATCCCATATCTTGTTTGATAAACAGTTTAGAAGAAAAAATAAATAAAATAAAACCAACAAACATTTTTGTTTGCTTTCCTTCATACAATCAAGATCATAGAATTGTATTTGACGCATTAATAACTGCAACAAGACCACATGACAGAAATCATTTTGTTAAGAATATTTTTGTTTATGAACAACCAGAAACATTACATACGCAAAGACTAAATGGTCAATTTACGCCAAACTTTTTTGCCGAAATTGACATTGAAAAGAAAATAGAACTTTATAAGTTTTATAACACACAACAAAGAGGGCACAGAGATTCCGAAACTTTGCGCGCATTAGCTCGTTTAAGGGGCAGTTATATCGCCAAACCATACGCCGAATCGTTTCAGACAATAAGGTTTACTTTATGAATAAAAAAGTGGTTGTTTTTGCCTATAGAGATTGGGCATTTAAAATAATAAAAAATATTTCAAATATAGACTCAATTGTTATTCCTGTTGAACATAAAGCTTTGGCAGAAAAAACTTTAAAAAAACACATAAAACAAAATAATGTTTTTTATATTGAAAACCCAAAAGACTTTTCAGGTTTAAATCTTGGAAAAGGTAATTTGTTTTTGTTTTATGGGTGGAGTTGGATAATTGAAAATGAAATAATTGATAATAATTTATGTTTTTGCTTACATCCATCAAAATTGCCAGAGTATCGTGGTGGGTCTCCAATACAAAATCAAATTATAGATGGCCTAGAAGAAAGTGCGGTATCATTGTTTAAAATGGGATCTGGTTTAGACGATGGACCAATTTATAAACAAAAAAAAATAAGTCTTCTCGGAAACCTTGATGATGTTTTCATGGAAATAACTAAAAAATCAATTCCAATAACAAAAGAATTAATAAAAGATTATTTGAATGATTCAATTAGTTTAACAGTGCAAGATGAAACAAAAGCTTCTTCTTTTAAAAGAAGAAAAAAAGAACAAAGTGAAATAACATTAGAAGAAATAAAAACAAAAAGTTCAAAGTATTTGTATAACAAGGTAAGATCACTACAGGATCCATATCCTAATGCATATATTGTTTGTGGCGATGGAAAAAAATTGTATATACAATGTGTTAAAATAGACGAAAGTGAATAATAAAATGTGTACTTTAATTTTTGGCGGAACAGGTTCATTGGGAACAGAGTTAACAAAATATATTTTATCAAAAAACGGATACGCAATAGTTGCTTCAAGGGATGAAGCAAAACATTGGGAACTTAAGAACAAGTTTCAAAACAATAAAAATATTGAATCGCACATTTGCGATGTACGAGATGTCAAAAGAGTAAAAGAAGTAATTTTAGAAACTAAACCGAATCAAATTATAATCGCGCAAGCACTAAAACAAGTAGATACATGTGAAAGGTTTCCAGAAGAGAGCATAGAAACAAATATAAATGGTGTTAAAAATATTCTAAATGTTCTTAAAGAATTAGCTTTAAGTGGCATATATCACCCTGAAAATGTTTGTTTTGTATCAACAGATAAATCTTGCAATCCAATTAATGTATATGGAATGTGTAAAAGTATTTCTGAAAAACTTACTATAAACACAGCAGATCTTTTTCAAAAAAATGAAATTAAAACAAAGTTTGTTGTTACCAGATATGGAAATGTTTTATCTACAAAAGGAAGCATAATTCCATTGTTTATTAAGCAAGCTAATGACGATAAGCAAAAAACATTTACTGTAACACATGAAGACATGACTAGATTCATTATGACACTCGAAGAATCTGTAGAGTTAATATTTTATGCAATGGAAAATGGAAAAAACGGCGACATGTTTGTTCCACATCTTCATTCGATGAAGATAATAGACCTAGCAGATATTTTTTCTGAACTATTCAACAAAAAAGTTTCTTTTGTTGGAATAAGACCCGGGGAAAAAATGCATGAAATCATGCTAAACGAAGAAGAGGCTCGTAAAGCACAGAAGATAACAAATGAAAAGACTAATAAAGAATATTATATAGTCTCTAGAAATCCTGATAGATTTAACTATACATACAAAGAGTTTTCATCTCAAGATACAGTTTTAACTAAAGATGAACTTAGAGAATACATAATAAACTTCTTAAAAATCAATCAATATATTTGAGGCAAAAAATGAATCAATATGAAACTAATTTAGTGGGATATTTTAAACCAACAGACCCTGGAATCAATGGAATTAAGTATGGAAATTGGAGCTCTCGTCCATATGAGTATTTTTGGGCTGCTGTAGTTGTTGATGTGACAAACAAAAGAGTCCTAGATGTAGGCACAGGGCTGCCATCTGAACATAATTGGAATGAGTTTGTCAGGAGTCAGTTGAAACCAAAAAGTTATCTTGGAATTGACATAGACCTACGCTTAAAAGATGAAGAAATAAACGAAGAAAACCATAAGATGTTATACATGGACATGGCAAATCTTCAGTTAGATGATAATTCAATAGATGTCATTTACTCAATAAGCACTTTTGAACATATAGATAATGTTGATGTGTTTATGAAATGCATGAAAGAAGGACATCGTGTTCTTGATAAGGGCGGCAAAATGGTTGTTACTCTTGATGAAATATGGAATATTGCCAATAAAGACACACAACATTCATCATGGAATGAGCTTGAAAAGGTTCTTGTTAAAGAAAATAAGTTTTCAAAAAAAGATGTAAGTTTTGGCATGGTAGATTTTTCTGAATTAATATCACAATGGTTTGAACCAGTAGACATAATAATACAAAAAAATGATGCAGATACTAATCTATTGCATCATCCTTTGTGGAATAGCACTGTAAGTTATGGTGTTTTTAATGTAAAGAAATAAGGAATTATATGAGCAATACAAACGTCTTTGGTAAAGTAGTGGTTTGGGGACATAAACTAGGAGACCCAAGGCTATCTAACACTTTTAGTTTTATTCATGATTCATGGATTAAAACATTTAAACACATGGGATATGAAACATTATGGTTGGATAATAATGATGATATATCCAATATAAACTTCGATAATTGTCTATTCCTTACAGAAGGACAGGTTGATCAGAAAATGCCTGTTAATAAAACATCAAAGTATGTATTGCATAATTGTAATTTAAATAAATACAAAGATATAATAGAGAATTGTATTAATTTGCAAGTCTATACAAAAGACTGTTTATCTAGAGATGTCCAAAAACTTGATGAACCATTAACGTATTATCAAGATAAACCAAATTATGATAGACCAGACCATGGATGCGATAACAGAACAATATATCAAACATGGGCAACTAATTTATTGCCTTATGAAATAAACACAGAAAAACTATTGAATGTAAAAAACATGAAAAAACAAAATAGATTATTCTGGGTTGGTTCTGTTTGTGGCGGAGATCAAGGAAATGTAGAAGAATTAAAACAATTGACAGAGACTTGTAAACAAAAAGGAATTGTTTTTGTTCATGCAAAACTACCAAATGACAAACAAGAACAAGCAATTCAGTTGTCGGCAATATCCCCAGCAATACAAGGAAGATGGCAAGTAGAAAAAAATTATATTCCTTGTAGAATATATAAAAATATTTCATTTGGAAGAATGCCATTAACAAATAATGATATAGCCTGTGAATTATTTGATAATAATGTAATTTATGATTCAAACATAACTAATTTGGTTGAAAAAGGTTTGGAGTTTGAAAACTCCAACAATTATGAATCTGTTATGTCGTATTTGATTGAAGATGTAAAAGCGAAGCACACATATATTAACAGAATTAATTCAATATTAAAAGTATTGTGAAATGAAAAATCTTATTATTGGAAATACATCACAGATTAGTCATTATTTTGATAATAATGAAAACAATGTTTTTATTTCTTCTAGAAATATTGATTTTGATAAAATAAAAGATATTGAATGGAACAGAATATATCTTTGTTATGGCGAATCTAGAAAGTTCTTAAATGATTCAGGCTTATACAATGAAATAAATTATGAACTAACAAAATACCATGTTGACACATTGCATAAACAGTGTAAAAAAATTATTATTTTTTCTACGTGTGAATTGTGGAATAGATGTAATGGAAAAATTGATTTGCTAACTCCACAAAACTACTATAACACTCCATATTTGAGTTCAAAAAGCAAAATAACAAATTATGTTTTAGAAAAACAGAAAAGTGGACAATTGTTAAACGTTATTATAATTTATCCATTTAATTTTAATTCAATTTATAGAAAAAAAGACTTTTTGTTTGGAAAAGTATTTAATTCAATTATAAACAAAGAGTTAATTGAAATAGGAAATACTCATTTTTATAGAGATATTATTAGTCCAAAATATCTATATGATAGAATAACAAAAGCAGAAACTAATGAAATGGTTGGTTCTGGTAGAATGATATATGTAAATGATTTTATAAAAGATCTGTATTCTTCATTTGGTTTAAAATATAAATCTTATGTTAAAGAAAACACTGGACAATATCGTGAATATGAAAAAACAAATGAATATTATTTTAACAGCAATGAATGTATGTGCAGCTATGAAAATCTTTTACAAGATACAGTGGATGAAATCAAACAACAAATACGGTGAACTATGAGAATATTAATTACAGGCGGCTCTGGAATGGTCGGTAATGCTTTCAAAGAATATGAAGGGTGCCACCTACTAAGTTCAAAGGAATGCGACCTTAGAGAGTATTCTGATGTCGTTAAAACCATATGTAGATATAATCCTGATGCCATCATTCATTTAGCTGCTAAGGTCGGTGGTGTTAATGGTAATATGAAAAATCAATATGATTTTTTTCATGATAATTTAAATATCAATAGCAACATTTTAAAGGCTGCAAATCAATGCAACATTCAATATGTTATATCCATGTTGAGCACATGCATTTATCCTGAAAAGGCTCAATTGCCATATACTGAAAATCAATTACATTTAGGCGAACCGCATCCAACTAATTTTGGATATGCTTATGCAAAAAGAATGCTTGATGTAGATTCTAGAATCTATAGAGAACAATTTGGAAGACATTATATCTGTGTAATACCAAATAACATCTATGGAACACATGACAACTTTGATTTAATTAACGGACATGTTTTACCTTCGTTAATTAGGAAAACATATGAAGCAAAAATAAACAACGCAGACTTGTTGGTATGGGGCGATGGAACATCTTTGAGAGAGTTTACATATTCAAGAGACGTGGCAAGGTCTATTATGAGAATATTAAACAATGTTGTGGCATTATATAAAAAAGTAGACATACTTCCAGTATCTCTACACAGAGTCAATATAGGAAACACAAACGAATATACAATTAAAAATGTTGTAGAAATTATTTGTGAACAATTTGATTACAAAGGAAACATTGTCTGGGATACGTCAAAACCAGCAGGCATTTATAGAAAACCAACTTCCAATCAAGCATTTAAGCAAATATTCTTAGAATCAGACGAAAAAGATAATTGGTTTACTTCGTTTGAAGTTGGTATAAAAGAAACATGTGAGTGGTTTGTCAATAATTATCCAAATGTTCGTGGTGTTTGAATAAACATTGACGGTTTATATGAGACTTTTTTCACTATATAATGTATCATACTTATATGAATGATAATATAGAAGAAAATAAAAAAGTAATAAAATTAAACGTTATTAATGAGACTCTACCAACAGGCAAAACTTATGTTTCATTTTCCGAAATGATGGATTGGGTTGACTGTTCATTTAGACATAAATTAAAACATATAGACAAAATAGATTTGCAAAAGCCATCTGAGCATCTTATATTTGGTTCTACGGTTCATGATGCCATTGAGGATTTCTTGAAAAACGTAGCTCCTCTTGACTTTGAGACCACGGCAGCAAAACTAAAAGAGCAAATGAAAGATTTGGAGTTTTTTGTTAAAAATCCTCATGAATTAGATACTTGGATTAATTCTGTTGATCCTATTTTTAAAGAATTGCCGGGTTGGCTTAGTGCAACATTTGATTCTTATGAAGTAATAGATGCCGAACATCAATTACAGGAGCCTTTTGAAAAGAAACAAGGAAGATTTTTTAAGGGGTTTATAGACGTTATTCTAAAATACAAGAATAAGCGTGGAGAAGATGAATATCTAGTGGGAGACTGGAAAGGGCAAAGATTATCTGCAAAAATAATGACACCATATGGTTGGACCACCATGGGCCAATTAAAAATTGGTGATGAAATAATCGGTTCTAATGGAAAACCTACTAAAGTTATAGGGATTTACCCTCTTGGGAAACGAGATGTTTATAGGGTGTGGTTTAAGGATAAAACTTTCGTAGATTGTACCGATGATCATTTATGGAATGCAAGAAGAAGTTGTGAAAGTGTCAAAACGTTTACAACTGTGGAATTACAACAAAGAATAAAAAAACAATCATATTTTATTCCTGTTGTATCAAAGCCGGTTGAATATAACATGCATTCAAAATTAAAAATAGATCCATATGTCTTAGGTTTGTTAATTGGCGATGGTTCTTTTGTTGGGTCCACAACATTTACATCATGTGATGAAGAAATTGTTAAAAACATGAAAAAGAAAATGCCAAAGGAATGGTGCATGGTTAAAATAAACACCAAAAGAAAAAACAATGCTCCGCAATATAGAATAAGTAATACTTTAAAAGATATTAAGCATTATAATCTACACAATCATCGTTCATGGGAAAAGTTTATACCAGAAGACTACAAATATTCTTCCCCAAGACAAAGATTAGCAATATTGCAAGGACTTTTAGATACTGATGGTTGGGCACAAAAAGGAATAGCAAAACTTTCAACTTCATCATTTAAATTAGCTAATGATGTTAAAGACATTGTAGATTCTCTTGGTGGAACTTCTTTTATATGCAAAAGATTAAAATCAAGAAAGATTGCAAAACATGATGAATATATTGTAACTATTAATTTACCAAAAATCATGAGACCATTTAGACTTAAAAGAAAATTAGATAAATGGAACAAAGATTATTATTGGGTACTACAAAGAAAAATAGAGAAAATAGAAAAATTGGACGAACAAGATGAAATGCAATGTATAAAAGTTGATGCAAAAGATCAATTATATGTAACAAATAATTTTATCGTAACTCACAATACAACATCAACTGGATGGTCATCCAGTAAAAAGAATGACAAGTATAAACAAATGCAAATGATTTTATACAAGTATTTTTGGTGTAAAAAAATGAATATTGATCCAAACATAGTAAAATGTGGATGGGTTTTAATCAAACGTTCCCCGAAAAGGAATGGGCATTTTGAACTTGTCAATGTTGAATCAGACGATAAAGCCACAGAAAACGCAACTGACACTGTTGCAAGAATGATGTCAACAATGGAAAAAAAGCTATTTTCAAAAAATAGAAATGCATGTGAATACTGTGATTACAGAGGAACAACACATTGTGTATGATTTTTACATTCAATGTTTTAACACTAATTGTTTCATGTTTGATTTTATTTAAAACAGTTAATTTGGAGAAAAAATGACAGAGAATAAACAAAAAGTTGCTTTAATAACTGGTGCTACTGGACAAGATGGTAGTTTTTTGATTGAGTTGCTTTTGCAAAAAGGATATAAAGTTATAGGATTGAAGAGAAGAACATCATTATTAAACGCAAGTGAAAGAATAGATGGAGTTTTTACTAATCCTAATTTCAAGTTAGTATATGGAAACATGTCAGATTCATCTTCCATATATAAGATTTTAATGCAATATAAACCAGATGAAATATACAATTTGGCTGCACAATCTCATGTAAAAGTTTCATTTGAAGTTCCAGAAGAAACTTTAGATGTTGTAGGAATGGGCACCTTGCGTCTTTTGAATGCAATGAAAGAAGTATGTCCAAACGCAAGATTCTATCAAGCGTCATCATCAGAGATGTATGGAACATCAGCATGTCCTGTTGATGGATACACAGAAGAAGTTGCAATGCATCCAGCAAGCCCTTATGCATGCGCAAAGTTGTATGCGCACAACATAGTAAAAAACTATCGTAATTCTTATGGAATGCATTTAAGTTCTGGCATATTGTTCAATCATGAATCTGAACGTCGTGGAGAAACATTTGTTTCTAGAAAAATATCAATGGCTGCGGCAAGAATCAAAACTGGGGTTCAAGATAAATTATATCTTGGTAATTTAGATGCATTACGTGATTGGGGACATGCAAGAGAATACGTGGAAGGAATGTGGTTAATGCTTCAACAAGATAAGCCAGACGATTATGTTTTGGCTACAGGAGAAACACATACCGTTAGAGAATATCTTGAAGAAACATTTAAATTGGCCGGACTTGACATCAACAAACATGTTGAAATAGACCCAAGATTATTCAGGCCAGAAGAAGTCCCTTATTTGCTTGGAAATTATAATAAAGCAAAATCTAAACTTGGTTGGGAGCCTAAGATTAAGTTCAAAGAACTCGTTGAGCTTATGTACAATTATGAAATTGAAAATATTGTTAAATAATCAATAGTTTCCAAATCTGACATTCAATTGAAATGGTGTTAGGTCTGTTGGTCCTAGGACATAGAAAACAACACCATTTAAAGATTCATTATCAAATCCATCAACCTCAGAAACGCGATTTAATCTATCAGCGTAATCTTCTGCTTCTTCTTTAGAGAAGAAAGGTTGTGGTTTATACATTGCATTGTGCCCATCTTTTCTTTGTAGGCATACATAATATTTTTCTTTTGTTGCTAATTCAATTTCTTCTTTTATTATTTTAAGCAATATTTGTTTTTTCATAACAACTGTAAATATGTTTTGCAGTTGTTATTTTTATTATAAATAAATATAGTTATCATTAATAATTTATGCATGGAAGAAATCAGCGAAGAATATATAATTGAATATAGAAATGTAAATAACAGAAAAAATCCTAGAAAAATAATAAAAACAAAAAGGATTTGTTTGCAATGTAATATTGTTTTTTTTAGAGATAAAAATAAAACTGGCAATTTCTGTAATAGAAGTTGTGCATCTATTTTTTACATTAATAATGGAACGTATGATTCATGGAGATATAAAACACAAGAAAAACAGGGCAAATATATTCCATGTAGTTTTTGTGGAAAAGAAAAATATTTTAAACCAAATCAACTGTTGAGTGACAGAAAAAGATTCTGTAGCAAAGAATGTTTTAGAAAATGTATATCAGATTTGTTACCAAAAGGACCAAATCATAAATGGTTTAAAAAAGGTCAATCTTTAGAGGAGAGGCAGAAAACTAAACAAACTTTACTTGCAAAGTATGGTATTGATAATGCATATAAATTAGCAAAAATAAGAAAAATATCAAAGCCACAAGGTGAAATATATGATTTTTTAACACAAAACATAAAACAAAATGTTGTATTAGAACATTATGAAGATGGATATTATTATGATATATTTATACCAGATATAAATCTTGTAATTGAATACAATGGAGATTACTGGCATTGCAATCCAAATAAATATGATAAAATGTTCTTTAATTCAAAAAAGAAAAAGTATGCTTATGAAATATGGGAAAATGATATTATTAAAATAAACAATATAAAAAACAAAGGATATCAAATAATAATAATTTGGGAAGAAGAATATAAAAAAGAAAAAAATAAAGTTTTAGATAAATTAATCAATATAACATATAATCATATCAGGTAAAAGCATAAAGGATATGAAATATGAGTTTTGATCCATCATCAATAGATTTTCAACTACCAAATAAAAAAAATAAAATACTGGTCCTTTCCGACCATCCGTTAACCTGAAAGAAATAGCGGATGTAAAATCGGGTGAATTGCTGGAAAGTCCTTAGAGCTTTATTGCTACAACAAAACTGGAAACGGTAATTGTGAATGCTTGAAAAAATAAAGATTGGATAATCAGCAGCCAAGTTCCTGTCTAGAAATAGTGGAAAAGGTTCAACGACTAAGGTGAGTCTAAAAGCACAATGCTCATGATGATAATCCTACAGCGCCCGACACATATTTTGTGATGATATAGTCTACTCCTCTTGGAAACAAGAGGTATAAATGTATCTCCTTCAGGAGTCGGTACTCAGACTTTAGCATTGATTCAAGGTTTAATATCCACGGGAAAATATACCTTCAAATCTCTTGGAGGCGCAATAAAACATTCTGATTACAATATAATGAGACCACATCCTGATTTAGAAATCAAACCAGTAGATGGTTTTGGTTCTAAAGAACAAATTAGAAAGATTCTATTAACCGAAAAACCAGATGCTGTGTTAATGGTAACAGATCCAAGACAATTTATTTGGGTTTGGGAAATGGCTGATGAAATTAGACAAGTTTGCCCAATCACTTATTGGCATGTATGGGACAATGATCCATATCCAGACTTTAATGGAGTATGGTACGAATCAACAGATTTAATCAATTGTATTTCTTGGAAAACTTATGAATTAGTAAAGCCACATTTCCCAGAAAAAACTCACTATATTCCACATGCATTCCACAAAGAACAATATTTTCCAATTCCAAATGATCAAGTTGAACAATTGAAGGTACAGCATTTTGGAGATAGGGCTGATTGGTTTAAAGTTTTATGGGTAAACAGAAACGCAACCAGAAAACTTCCTGCCGACGTTATGGCTTGTTGGAAGGAGTTTTTGGACCAACTAGAACAAAAGCACGGACACAGAAATGCAGTGTTAATCATGCATACAGATCCACATGACATGGAAGGTCCAAATCTTTATGCTGTAAACGAAATGCTTGGCACAAATAATAATGTTATGTTTTCAACGCAAAAGCTCCCAATTCAATTTATAAATGTTTTGCATAACATAACAGATACAATAATCAACATTTCCAAAGCAGAAGGTTTTGGTTTGTCTACATTAATTTCTATGATGGCTGGCAAACCAATTATCACACTATGCACTGGCGGCGAAACACGCCAAGCTATTGATTGGAGAGATGGAACACCAAATGGCGTGGCTATTCAACCAGCATCAAGACAATTAGTTGGTTCACAATTAGTTCCATATATTTATGAAGATTTTTCTGCACACAAAGATGTCGTAGATGCGTTCATGAAGATATATGAAATGACTGATGAAGAAAAAGAACAAATGAAGCAAAAGGTTCTTGATTATGTAGATTTTGAGTTCAATTATGATAAAATGGTAAAAGAATGGGATACTACGCTTGAAAATTGCATACAAAACTTCAAGGCCAATAGTTCAAAGTATTGGTCAGTTGATGAAGTAAAGAATAGAAAAGTTTTAGCAAAAATTGCTAGCGATTCAAAAAATAATACAAATGCAAAAGAAGAAGGCAATATAGATATAACAGCCAACATCTTAAAAAATGTAAAAATAACAAAGCAAGAGGGCAATAAATGATTTCCAACGATAAAAAGTATGTTTTACTTAGAGCACCATCGTTAACACAATCAGGTTATGGTGTACATGCAAGACAAATAGCAAAATGGCTATTTGACTATGCAGAACAAAATGACAATATTGAAATACACACCGAATTATTAAATTGGGGTCAAACTCCATGGATAACAAATGTTCACGCTTATGATGGGTTAATTGGAAAAATATATCAAGCAAGCTCTTTTAGAAGAGAAAAGTACGATGTATCGATTCAATTACAGTTGCCAAACGAATGGTATCCTGGATTGGCCGAAAAAAACATAGGCATTACTGCTGGCGTAGAAGCCGACAGAGTAAATCCAGCATGGATTGCTTGTTGCAATAAAATGGATTTGGTAATTGTTCCATCTGAATATTCCAAGAGAGCATTTGTTAATACTGGTGGATTAAAAACAAAAATAGAAGTTGTTCCGGAGTCATTTATGGAAGAAATAAGTGATATGGATAATAAACCAGCATTGGAATTAGATGTTGATACAAAGTTCAATTTTTTGATTTTTGGTCAATTAACGAATGTAAACCCAGATGATGATCGCAAAAGAATTGCATATACCATTAAATGGTTGTGTGAGGAGTTTAAGCAAGATAAGAATGTGGGAATTATATTAAAAACAAACATTGGAAGAAATACTGCATTAGATAGAAAAATGACAGAAAACATGCTTGTTCAACTCAGAGAACAAGTCTCTGAATCAGAGTTTCCAAGATTGCATTTAATGCACGGCCATATGGACAATGATGATATTGTTGGATTATACAAAAATAACACCATTAAAGCTCTTGTTTCCTTATCAGCAGGAGAAGGCTGGGGATTGCCAATTATTGACGCAGCGGCAGCGGGACTCCCAGTAATTGTAGCAAACTATTCTGCGCCAGTTGAATACTTGAAGCATGGAAGATATATAGCAATTGATTCTGGCGAAGGTCCAGTTCCACAAGGTAGAATTGATGGACAAATCTTCATTCCGGGTTCTATGTGGGGATATGTTTCCGAACAAGATTTCAAGAAAAAGGCTAGAAAGTTCTACGAAGGTTCCACTGTACCAAGAGAATGGGCTGTTGAATTAAGAAAGAAAATTATGGAAAAGTATTCCATAGATTCAGTTAAAGAAATATATACATCTAAACTAAAGGATTATTTGTGATGCTGGCATTGTTGGTAATTTCAATAATATTTAATATTGTATTTTTTGTTGCACTGTGTTTTGCTGCTTATTATTTAATAAAGTTTGCGCGAATAATCCTTTTAACCGAAGATACATTATCAGATGCCATTGAATCATTTAATAAAACAAATGAATCAATAAATGATTTGACAAAACTTGAAATGTTTTTTGATTCACCAGAGGTTAAGCGTTCTGTTCAAAGGGTAGTGGAAGATATAAAATTAAGCCAAATAGAAATAACGAAAGTTATAAACAATTTCACCAATTTAAGTAAGCAAAAATATGTAACCGTGGTGTCAGATGAATAAATCTAAAAAGAAATATAAAATAAACAAAAGCACTTCAAACACAGATAATTTTGACATTTATCAGGAAATTGAAAGCATAAATCATGGTAAGCAAAAAACTTACAAAAAAATTAGCAGAAAAAAACCTGGCGAAAAATCTCCAAATTATTTTACAGCAGAAACACAAGAGCACATAATAAAATATCAAAATACGGTTGATATTAATGAAAGAAATAAATTATATTTAGATAAAATATATCCTGCTTTTGATGCGTTGGTTGAAAATCTAATTAATGTTTATGGATTTACTGTAGCATATGATAGTAGAAACGACTTAAAGCACGAATGTTTAGAGTTTTTATATGAAACACTTCCAAAGTTTAATGCAGATAAAGGTTCTAAGGCTTTTAGCTACTTCAACGTAGTAGCAATGCATTGGCTCACAATTAAGAGCAAAAATAATGTTAAAAAAGTTCAATCATATATATCAATTGATGACAAAGATGCAATTTCTCAACATGATTTAAACACAATTGAAGGATATAATGTTGTTCCATCTGGTGATGAAATAATGTTTTTAAGAAATCAAAATCAAGAAATAAAAGCTATTATATCTACAATATCAGATAATATAAAAACAGATAATGAAAAAAATTGCATACGAGCAATTAATATTCTTCTTGATAATTTAGACGAAATAGATTTCTTGAATAAGAGGGCGCTTCTTTTGTTTATGAGGGAAATAACTGGTCTAAATCCAAAACAACTTAGTATTGTTTTGGCTTCTTTGAAAAAGCACTATAAAGAAGTAAAACAAAAAGATGACAAAGAAATCTATTAATTTTTATATTTAATTTATTATGAGAAACAAAAACAAAGAACAATTTCTAGATGAAGATGAAGTAATGAATAGTTTTCCATCACCAATTGGAATGACAATCAATAATTTTGACGACCTAGACTTGATGTCATCAGAAGAAATAATTGAACAAAAAAAGAAAAGCTATAAGGATTTTATTAATCTTGTAAATAGCGTTTCTGCAAAAGAAGAAAAAATAAAAACTCTATGGGTTCAAGTTTATGAACATGCAATGTCTGATAGAACAATTGCTTACATTGCATGGCGTGATTTATATAGCAAAGTTTGTGGAAATCCAACAGAACATGCAATACACGGGCAAAATCTTTCTAGATACATGGAAAGAATGTCAAAAGCAAACGATCAATTGTTAAAGTTATCAGAACAAATATCATTGGCAGAAAAAAAAGAGAGTGATACCACTGTTGCTGATGATGATATTTATAAACAATTGGAAAATCTTAATAAATAATAATTAAGATTTATGGTATTACGAAACGGCATTAATGTATCTAGACGAGTTGTAGGAAACTATTCCAATAACAACATAGGCGAGGATTTAAGAAATCAACGCCTTCAAGGCACGCCTCCAACAATTCAGCGTGGCGTTGTGACAGATGTTATTTGCGATCCATCTGATTATACAGAGGATGAATTACAAGCATTAGCAGAAAGAGTTTCTAATCCAGAAGTTGTTGATGTTATGCCAATTAATTCTGTTGTAGCCAGAATAATAACTAATGGACAAGACATTTCAAACCCAACGGAAACTATTTTTTTTCCATTCTATCCTAGTAATTTTCAAATGCCTGTTGTTCCTGGGGAACAGATTTGTATATTATATGAAGATTATTCTCAACAAAGAGGCACAGTAGGATATTGGATCACTAGACCTACAGAATTAAAAACAGTAGAAGACATCAATTATACACATGCAGATAGAAAATATCAAAGATTTTTAAATCCACAAAATATTTCTACAGATTTACGTGGAAGACCAACGTATATAACTCAAAGTTTTCCAAATGGAGGAAACAACCCTGACACATATACTTTAAGAATAACTGGTAGTAATGGCGAAAATCCATATGATGCAATTATAAAAGAAAGCAAGGCATCTAGATATTTTACATTTGAACCAGTTCCTAGGTATAAAAAGGCTCCGGGAGATTTTGTTTTACAAGGAAAAAATAATGCAACAATTATTCTCGGAACTGATAGAAATGGGCCTCTAAACACTTTTAACAGAATAGAGCAAGCTGGTGCCGTTGATATAGTTGCAGGTCGCGCTAGAATCCTTCCAGGAGACGATGGACCAAACACTGGAGCATCGCAACCTACCAGGACTGCTCCGTGGATTACAAAGAACTCTAGAGGCTTTAGAGAGGTAAACAAAGCACCTTATATATACCAGGGAACAAAAGATAGAGAAAATGAAGGATATGCAGATTTAAAAGAAGATGCAGCAAGATTATTGGTCACAATGCAATCAGAAGTTGATAAAAACTTCTTGCTTCTTCCAGGAAATAATTTAACATACCCACAAGATACTATACCAATAGTACAACCAAAACTCAACACGTCTGGAACTTTTGGCAAATCATATGTCGCTGCCAAGGCGGATAATATAAGATTAATTGCTAGATACAGCGAAGAATTAGGAATAACGGGTTCTATTCTAATCATCAGAGAAGGAAACGATGAAAACAATCTTGGCTATATTTACATTAATGACCAATCAAATATTCAAATCATGGGTCCAAAAATCTTTATTGGAAGGTCAACTGGTGCTGATACAAACAACAATGAGCCCCCCGAGCCATATATAAAATGGACTGAGTTCAAAAAAACTGTTGATTATTTGCAAAAAGAAATAGATGATTTAAGAACCAACTTACAAAGTCAAATAACTTCTGTAGGCAATTCTTTAAGTAAAACACAAATTGGTTTACAAACTTCATTTATGGCTTCGATTGCAATTCCGTTTAATCCAATAGCTGCTTTAAATGCTGTTGCACCACGGTTGCAAGTTTTTGGAACAGATATGATAAATGAACTGAATGCAAAACAACAAGAGTCACAACAGATAATGGATGATGGAAAAAACAACACAGATACATCTGTAGAAAACTCCAAGTCTAAGAGAATATTTGGTGAATAATATGAGCAACGAATATACTGTAGAAAACTTAACTAAAGCTCTTGAAAGTGCAACAAAGCAAACTGGAGATTATGCTGCAAATCTTCAAAAGAAAGTGCCAAAGGAGTTATCGGTAGAAGATTTCAAAAACAAAATAATAGAATATCAATCCAGAGTAACCGCAGAGGCAATCTTTAAGTTTGTGGAAGCAAAAATAAAATACGAAGTTCAAAGAATTAATACAACCACTCCTAGATAGTTAAAAACATGTCAAGACTTAGTTTTAAAAATGTAGGTATACGAGAGTTTACAACCGAAGATACAAGTACACAAAGTGCTCCAAAGAATCCAATAGGAATAAAGACCCCTGTTGAAATTGATGGAACGGGTGAAAGCTTATTTAAAATGAACCTTGAAATCGCTGATCAAGTTAGTGATAATTTAAAAAATCTAATTTTGACAAACTGGGGGGAACGAGTAGGAAAATATAATTTTGGCGCTAACTTAAGGCCGCTTTTAACAGAGTTTACAAATAAAGACAATTTTGATCAAGAGGCAATGATTAGAATTAATACTGCAACTTCAAAATGGATGCCATATATTTCTTTAGAAAACTATGTATCGGAAACATTGCACGGAGAAAAATATCCTGTAGCAAGAATAAAGTTAACAATTGAATACAGTGTGCCACAATTAAACATAACAACAAGATCATTAGAAGTAATATTGTTTGTTATTTAATATAATTTTTGTTTGTCAAATATTTACAATAAGGTCAACTAATCACAACTTAAAAGTTGTGAGCTTGTCCGAAAATATTTCTATTTTCTAACGTACGGCTGGTTGACTTAGCAGGGCTTGTGCCCTGCTATAACAGCCTGCCCTCATAGGCAATATCCGAAGGATATTGCGAAGAAGGATGGTTTGTTGGATTAATTTTTAATAGATATTTATTTTTAATATTGATAGCGGCATTTATGTCGCTATCAAATTGTTTTCCATCGAATGTATAATACCTGTTTCCAACTCTTTTACCTATTTTAGTACCTCGATGATCCTCTTGAGAGGTCATATAAGGAGAAACTGTTGCCACGGTTTTACCAAACCGTGGTGCCTTATAGGTTAAGATACTTAACAATAAAAACCAAGGAACTTGAGACAACCTCCTATTATGTTTCTTGTTTTTAATTTTAGTTTTATTATTTTTAGAAGTTTTCTGCTTAATTTTAGACAAGTCTTCTAAAACTAAGATTTCTTTATTGGTTGTCAACAAATTGTTGACAACATGGTGAGCATAATTTTTTGAAAAGTTTTTCTCTTTATTTTTAACTTTTTTTAAATGTTTTTTGGATGTTCTTGAGTTTCTACTTTTTAATTTATTTTTAAGAAATATTTGTTTTCTCTTGTGTTCTTGGAACTCCGTTCCAAGAATAACCAATCCATCCGAAGTAGAAACTAGTCTCCGAATCCCTCTATCAATTCCTAAAACATTAGTTTCATCAATTGTTTTTTCCACTATTTTTCTAATGTTTTCAATTGGTTTATAAACATTTTCCTTTGATTTAAAAGTAATAGAAAGAAATAGTTGATTATTTCTATAAAAAAGAAGTGGATCCGAAGGAACATAATTTTGAAACATTTGAACAATTTTTGGATAAAGAGTAAAATCAAAAGTTTTCCTTTTATTTTTAACATTGGAAAATAATTTTATAGATTTATTGTCAAACTTAGAATAAAGTCTTTTATCCAATCTTAAAGATAAATTAGTTTTTACAATTGGTTTATCAATTTTGTGTTTGTTAGTTTTAATTGATTTATAATTTGCTAAAACTTCTTTATAAGTTTTCACAATAACTTGAGCAGGTAGTTTTGGAAACTCTTTTTTTGATCTTTTATAAACTAGATCATGAATTATTTTAATATTTAAAGTTTTATAATTATGAAAAATAATATTGCTCATAAAGTTATACAAATTACGAACTTCTCGGAGAGTTTCCAAGAGAAACTCTCCGTTTTGTTCATCTTCCGAATATATTTTAACATTATAAGTTAACATAAGATATAATTAAAGCATAACAGGTTTTATGTTCAAAGTATTTAAAAAAGAAGTTAGAATAAAGCAATACCTCTATCATGCCCAAGGGTATGGAAGTTTCTTTGCTTGGCATAAGGTGAAAAATGGCATTTGATTCTAGAAAAGACTTATTTAAATCGGTAAAACAAAGAAAGTTTTTAAACAAAGACTTTGAAGGTTTTAAATCCGACTTGTTTGAATACGCCAGAATACACTTTCCTGATAAAATACAAGATTTTTCTGACTCTTCTTTGGGCGGATTATTTCTTGAGCTTGCATCTTATGTTGGTGATGTTCAATCATTTTATTTGGATCATCAATTTCATGAACTAGACCCAACAACCGCAACAGAGTTTAAAAACATTGAAAGACATTTGAAAAACTCTTCTGTAAAAGTAGTAGGTGGCTCTCCATCTGTTGTATATGAAGACTTTTCCATAGAAGTACCTGCTGATTCTACGCAAAATCCACCAGTTCCATTAACATCTTCACTTCCAATAATTCAAGCTGGGAGTACAGTAAAGGCAAACAATGGCATTGTATTTGAATTGCTTGATGATTTAAACTTCAACGATTCTACTAATGGAAAATATGATGCAGATATTAGAATTGGAAACAGAGACAGCAATAATAATCCTACAACATTTATAATGACACGAAATGGAATGTGCATTTCCGGAAAAAGGGCAACTGAAACATTTAGTGTAAATGGATTTGAGTCATTTAAGAAAATTACTTTAGCTAATTCAAATGTAACTCAAGTTATATCGGTTAGAGACTCACAAGATAATGAATATTATGAAGTTCAATTTTTAACTCAAGACACCGTATTCAAACCGATTTTAAATTATGGAAATGATAACAACCTTGTAAAACAAAATCTAATTTTAATTCCTGCACCATATAGATTTATAACAGATACAAGTTTAAGTACAAGATTAACAACACTTACATTTGGAGGTGGAAATGCATTAACAATGAATGATGATGCCATACCAGATCCTTCAAATTATGCCTTGCCATTGTATGGAAAAACTACATTTTCAAGATTTACACTAAATCCAACATCGTTATTACAATCACCAACGATGGGAGTTATAACGCCTAATTCTACAATAACTATTGAATATCGTTATGGTGGTGGATTAAATCACAATGTGGCCGAAAACTCAATAAGAGGATTGGATAACATATTAATGTCTTTTCCTAATGGGCCTGCGTCCAACATTTCACAATTCGTTCGTCGCTCATTAAGTGTAAACAATAACCAACCTGCAAATGGTGGCGAAGATCCTCCTACAGTAGATGATTTAAAGGCATTAATCCCAGCCAATAGGGCGTCGCAAGAAAGAATAGTTACAAAAGAAGACTTGTTGGCGCGGGTTTATTCAATGCCTTCTAATTTCGGAAGAGTATATAGAGCAAGTGTTAAAGAAAACGCAAACAATCCACTTGCAACACAACTGTATATAATTTCAAGAAATGCAGAAAAACAACTTATTATTTCGCCTGATTCTTTGAAAAAGAATCTTGAAACTTATTTGAACAGTTATCGTATGATATCTGATGCAATTGATATTTTAGATGCAAAAATTATAAATATTAAAGTTGAGTTTTCGGTTGTAATAAATCCTGAACACAACACAAATATAGTTTTACAGAATATTATTTCAAGATTGAAAAACTATTTCCAAACAAGCAATTTTCAAATAGACCAACCTATTGTCATATCAGATTTACATAATATTATTTACAACAATACTGGAGTTATCTCTGTTAACTCTGTTAAAATAAAAAACATTATTAACTCAATAGGCGAAAGAGAATATAGTGATATTCAATATGATATTGATTCCAATATCATTAAAGGTATTTTGGTTGGACCTCCTGGCTCGATATTTGAAGTAAAATATCCAGATTTTGATATTGAAGGAACATCTTTATAATTTAAAAGAGAAAAAAATGTATAGAATACTAAAAGCATCAAAAGATACATACATACAAAATAAAGTTGTAGCAAGTTCAAGATCAATCGATTCAAATGTTGGACAGGCTGGCACACTTGATTTGTTTAAATTATATGATGAAACCCCAATTTTATCAGGGACATCAGATTTAACTGAATTAAGCAGAATATTGATAAAGTTTGATTATTCGCCAGTTCAAAAATTAACTGCTTCACTGTTAGACGTTAGTGCATCCAATTTTCAATGTTTTCTTAATTTGAAAAATATATATGGTGGACAAACCACGCCACATCATTTTACAATTAAAGTCTGCCCATTAGCAAAAGATTTTGATGAAGGAAGTGGATTAGATGTTGTTTCTTTTAGAGACAAAGATGCTACAAATTGGGTGTCTGCTTCTGATAGCAATGGAATCTTGAGTTTATGGACTGTTTCTGGCGCGGCTGCCTCTGGCGCAGTTGGAGATGTAAATGTTGATTATTTTATTTCTGGCAATTTAGGTGCCGGATCTCAAAGCTTAACATATACACAATTTTTTGAACGAGGCGATGAAGATTTACTCATAGATATTACACCTATTGTATCAGCTTCAATTTTTGGAAACTTGCCAAACTATGGTTATCGCATTTCTTATTCAGATCCCGAAGAAACAGATTCTGTGACAAGATTTGTTAAAAGATTTGGTTCTCGTCACACGACAAATAAGTCACTACATCCTAATTTAATTATAAAATGGGATGGCGACACGATCTCAGATGATTCTTCAATGGCATTTTTTGATATAACAAATAGATTGTACATCTATAATATTCCAAGAGGAGTTTTGGCAAATTATGTTTCTGCTTCAACACAAATAACTGGAGCAAATTGTTTGACTCTTACATTGGCTGCATCAAAATCTATACAGTTTTATACAACTTCTTTTAGCCAAACACATTCTCAATCAATAACGCATTTAACCACAAGTATGCAGTATTTCTCAATGTCATTTAGCGCAAGTCAATTGGCATTTGGAAACAAATATCAAACCGGCGTTTATTATTCAGATATTTTATTGAGTCCAAGCACAAATCAATCTTTAAATGATTTTGTTGATGATTTAAACTATTCTGTTAATTTTCAACCAATCTGGAAATCTCTTGATGGGACAGTTTTGTTCGCTTCTGGAGCAACAACAAGATTTAATAGATATGCTTCTGCCGAGACCTCTTTTGATTTGAAAAATTATGTTGTAAATATTTTGAATCTTAAAGAATATTATCTTTCATCTGAGCATTCTAAATTAAGAGTATTTATTCAAGACTATCAATTTGAAGTATTTGCTTTGCGCTTGCCAAGGCCGGCAAAGTCAAGAATATTTAAAAACATGTATTGGAGATTAATAGATCCATATACAAAAGATATTGTTATACCATTTGA